TCGCGACGAATACTGGGACCGCCTGTTTGCCTTAGCCCAGGACGCGCGCCAGGAGCCCCAGGACTGGGCGAGCGTGCAGCTCGAGCGTATTTTGCGACGCCGCGGCATGCCGAAGAAGCCCGTCACTGAGGTCGCGTGAGCATCGACGAGCGCTACGCGGCGGGGTATGCGGCGGGTTACGAGGCCGGCGGCAAGGCGGCGCTCTCCTCGGCGACGCACCTGACCACGATGCTGCACGATCGGCGCACCATCGACGCACTGCGGCGCCTGCTGCGCATCATGGAGATGGACGAGGACGAGCAGCCCTCGCCGTACTGGCGCGTCGACGACGAAGCCATCGAGGAGCTCCCGTTCGGGTGATGTGGTTTGAATTCTCGCTGCCGTGGTGGGGCTGGTTGCTGTTCGGTTGGGTGATGAGCAGCGTGTGTTTCGGCGCGGCGATCGCGCGGTGGATGCGATGGTTGCGCGACTAGCCGTTCTCACTCGCGCAAGGCCCATCCGGCGCCAGGCGTACCGCGTGCTGCCGCCCGAGTCGGAAGAATCCTTCCAGCGGCGCGTGCTCGAGTTCGCGCGGCTGATGGGCTGGGGACTCAGGTACCACACCTTCGACAGCAGAAAGTCGGCGCCCGGCTTCCCCGATTTGGTTCTCGTCCGTGCGCCGCGGGTGATCTTCGCCGAGTGCAAGACGGACTTCGCGCCCAAAGAGCTCATCGGCGCCCAGCGACTGTGGATGCACGAGCTGCTCCGCTGCCCGGGCATTGAGTACTACATCTTCCGCCCCCGTAACTGGCAAGAGATCGAGCGCATCCTGGCGCGGAGGGCCGCATGAACGAAGTCATCGAAGCGGCGCTCGCCGAGGTGCCCGAGCTGTGCCAGCAGGTTGGTTGCCATCAGCAGGTGCAGACGTGGTGCGTGCTATGCGAGCGCTTCTTCTGCGACGAGCACGACGAGCTCTATCCGCGACGTCGACATTCGTGCCTGCGGGGCCCCGCGGAGGATGAATGATGAACAACTGCGCGTGTCGATCATCATCGTGGTGTTTTTCGCGTTGGTCATCATCTTTATCGCGCGGACGATGAATGGCTAGGAACGTGGTGCTGGTGCTGACTGGAATCGTCATCGGAGTCTTTGGTGCAGCTGCCTTCAATATCCACGCGGCTGATCCCGAAGCGTCGGAGCAGGTGAAGCACGCCGCGGCCGACGCCGGCGTGGACGCGGTCCAGCTCCAGGGCGCGGTCAATTCGACACACGTCGACCCGTATGTGTACCTGCGCTCGGAGGGCCTGCTCGAACGCGCACCCGAGCAACCCTCCACCAAACCGCCCCCGGTTGCCGCCTCACCAGCGGCACCGGTGCGCGGCGCGTTGTGGGACAAAGTTGCCGGGTGTGAATCCGGAGGACGTTGGAACATCAACACCGGCAATGGATTTGCCGGTGGACTCCAATTCACTCCAGGGACGTGGCGTGCATACGGTGGTGTCGGCTCGCCGGCTGCTGCCTCGCGTGAGGCGCAGATCGCTGTCGCCGAGCGCGTGCTCGCGGGCCAAGGCTGGGGCGCCTGGCCGAATTGTTCGAGGATATTGGGGCTGCGGTGACGACGCAGGACTTGGCAAACGTCGGAACGCTCGACGCGCACTTGGCACAGATCACCAATCCTGCGGAGTCCGCACAGCTCGCCCGAGATTTCAAGGCGTTAGCAGCGCGGGTAGGAAAACAGAGCCGTAGTGCGAACTTGGCACTTCTCGGGTATGCGAAGTCTGCTCGGCGGACAGGTGAACTGCTGACGGACATTCCCCGCTCGCAGGGCTTGCAGGCTAAAACCCGTCATCGTGACGGGTTTTACGACACGCTAGATGAGGCCGGGCTGACCGAACCAACTGCACGACGCTGGCAAGCCCTAGCTAAAGATATCTCTGAGGACACATGGCTGGAGTGGTGCGCCGGCGTTGAGTCCGGCGAAATCGACGCGGCACTGAAGGGCATCATCACGGCAGCACATGTCGCCCAGAACGCTGGTGAAAACGAGTGGTATACGCCTGAGCGCTACATCACGGCGGCACGTGAGGTTATGGGTGACATCGACCTGGACCCCGCGTCTAGTGAAGTGGCAAATGCTGTTGTGGGTGCCCACACGTTTTATACCGTCGAGGACGACGGGCTGAATCAGCCGTGGCGTGGCCGGGTCTGGATGAATCCCCCATATGCGCAACCCCTGGTACAGAGGTTTTGCACTCGGCTCGCTGAGACATTTCGCGAGGGCGAAGTGAGTGAAGCGTGTGTGCTCGTGAACAACGCCACGGAAACCGCGTGGTTCTGGCAACTCGCGCAAATTGCGTCGGTGGTGTGCTTTCCACTTGGCCGCGTGCGGTTCTGGCAACCGGGGGTTGAGGCCGCGCCTCTGCAGGGCCAGGCCGTGCTCTATTGCGGGGACAAGGCCGAACTCTTTGCTCAGCGGTTCGCGGATTTCGGGTTCGTGGGATTCATAGGGCAGTGAATGATGAATTGGCGCATTGTCCGACCTGTGGGGGCAAGGGCTATCCGTCCTATCTGCGGTCAAACATGTGGTTCAACGCACGATTGCCTGCTAGGAATGGCCCACTCGATGTGGACAGTTCGCCCATGTCAGTAGAACTCGATAACTACGAACTGCGGCGTCTACTACGCATTGAATACAAGCGCCCGCATGAAGTTATTCCGCCGGGTCAGTACCGCCACTTCCGCGCTGAACTCGAGTCAACGCGCGACGACTGGTGGAAGTTCTTCCTGCTTGTAATCGACAAGGGACAAACCAAGCCTACGGAACTGGTTGAGTGGGGGTTCCGTACGTCGCGATATCCGAAGGAGTTCAAGGACTGGTCGGTAACACGACAGACAACGATTGAGCAGTTGGCGAATCGGATCAGCCTGTGGCTGTGGGGACGGAATTAGGAGGCATATGACGCAATCGAATGGCACCGCGCTGGCGCGCATGGACCCGCCGGCGCTCACCGACCAGCAACTTCGCCGACGGCTACAGGTGGCGCACTCCAAAGGCTTCGGCCTGCAGGACGCCACCAACGAGCAGCTCGAGCAGGTCTACCTGCTGTGCCAGCGCTACCGACTCGATCCCGAGCTGCACCTGACCCTCTACCGCGGCCGGCCGTGGGTGACCATCGACGGCCGCGTCGAACTGGCCAAGCGCAACCCGGATTACCTGGACTTTCGGACGCGGCCACTCACCAAAGACGAGAAGGACGCCTGGGATTATGCGCGCGATGACCTGGTCGTGGAATGCACCATCCGCTGCCGCAGTGGCGCGACGTTTCAAGCCAACGGCAAGGTCACGGCCGCGGAGCGCAAGGGCCAGACGCCGGCGGCCACGCACCCGCAAGAGATGGCCGTGAAGCGCGCCTTTGCGAGAACCGCACGCCTGGCGTTCGGCCAGTCCGCGTATCTCGACGACGACGATCTCGAGCAAGAGCAGCGAGACGATCCTGAGCAGCAAAAGCGCTTAGCTGCACGCTACACCGAGATCTTCGATGCCGACGAGCCACCGAGCAAACCTGCCAACGCCGCAGCGAACGCCGTTCCGGAAGCCGAACGTGCCGCAGAGATGATTGAACAGGCGCGCAAGACAGCCAAACAACGCGATTTGGACCTCGCGGAAATTGACAGACAACGTCGAGAGGAGGGTTTGATAGGAAAAGAATGAGCCGCTGGTTGCTGGTGGAGCTCTACGAGGACCTCGAGAAACGTCGGACCACACGTACGGGTGTCTGGTCCGGCATCAAGATCCTGAGTGGAGTCAGATCCATTACCGATATCAGCGCGATCAGCCGGCGGACGGCCGATGAGTTGGTTGGTGACTTGTTCCTGCCGGATGACCAGGTACTCGCGACTAGTCCGCGACGAAGGCCCCGAAGGAGTAATGGCGCGACTTGATACAGGGTGGCATAACAATCCGAAAGTGCTGCGCCTGAGCGACAAAGGCATGGCGCTGCACGCGTGGTCGATCAGTTACTGCGACGCCGCGCGCTCTGATGGTTTCATCGCCCAGGACGCCTGGCCGGCGCGGTTTGGGCGCGCTGTCAAGGAACTGGAGCGGGCGAGCATGTGGGAGCGGTGTGAGGGCGGCTACTACCTGCATGACTATCTCGACTACAACCGCTCGCGCGCGTACATCGACGACTACGCCCGCGCAAAACGCGAAGCCGGGCGAGCAGGTGGTCAAGCATCTGCTTCAGCACGTGCTTCACCAGATGGTCGAGCAAAACGCCAGCAGACGGTCAACCAAATGCTCAACGAACACTTGAAGCAAAATCCAACACCCGGTCCCGGAGTACGAGAGTTTAACGACGCCGCTGCTGCCGCCGTAACTCCGGTGAGAACGATCCAAGTTGCCGAAAGCGACCCGGGGGCGCGCACGCGCGAGACGGCAGCGGCGGCGGCTGCGGCAACTCTCAAAAATTTGGACGAAGATTTGCCCGACGAAGTCCGCCATCGGCTCTCGCAGCCGCCCATCGTTTCGCATGCTTACGGCTGACCAGGCACGGACCATCGCCAATCAGTGGCGGCCGCGCTTCGCCGATGAGGCCAGCTTCGATCAGTCCTGGCTGCGCTTCTTCGACATGGTCGGCGATCCAACCGCCGAAAAATTGCACAACTGGCTCGCCAAAGATCAGGCCAAGGACGAGATCAAACACGCCGGTATCGTGCAGGAACCCCTGCTCCCCACGCGTCAGTCAGCTGACCTCGACGCCAAGATTCAAGCCGCAGTCGATGCTCGCGTTGAGCCGCGGCATGACTGCTGGCAGTGCGGCAAGTTCGAGGACGAACGAGCTGGCGAGACGTGCGGTAATCCACGTTGGCACTTGCCCAATGCGCACATGGCAGCATCACCAGCGCCTGACGGCTGGAAGCGCATCGCATGAAGTCCTGGCAACACGCCCAACTCCTGAGCCTGGCCAGACGCATGATCACCCTCGAGCAGCAAGCGCAGCGGGCCGAAGCCCGTTTCGAACACGCCCGGGCCGACGACATCTGGTCGCGCCGCGAGATCATCCAGTGGCAGAGGTCGCTCTTGCTGCGTGACATCTGGGACGCCGAGCGTGCATGACCCGCGGCGTCCCACACTCGCCCGAGCTCCGCGCCCAGGTCATCGCCGCCGTCCTGGCAGGCATGTCCGTCATGCAGGCGGCCAAAGAGTTCCATCTCGATCACGGGCTGGTCTCGCGGTGGGTAGCCAACCCCGTGCAACCGATTGCACGAGAAAAAAGTCAGCCCGACTCCGAGTTGATCATGACCTACTTCCGCAGTGCACTGCGGGCCATGATCGTGCAGGCAGAGGTCTTCGCGGATGACGAGTACTGTCGACGACAAGACGCCGATAAGCTCGCCATTGCCCACGGTGTTCTCGGCACTAAGCTTGCTGGAGTCTCCGAAACAGCGCAAGCGCTCGGGCTCATCGGCCCACCAGTGGATCAGCTCGCGCTCGCTGGATCTGCCGAAGCTGCACCCGGCCCAACAGCGGATGATCGCTGAGGCGCAGCGCTTCAACGTGGCGGTCTGCGGCCGGCAGATGGGCAAGACCACGCTCGGCATCGAACGCACCGCGCGCGGCGCCGCGGACGGACTCCAGTGCGCGTGGTTCGCGCCAACCTTCAAGTTTCTGGAGCAATCCTGGCGCACATTGAGAGACATACTCCAGCCGGTGACATCCGCAAAAAGTGAACAACAACACCGGTTGGACCTCGCCGGTGGTGGCAGCATCGAATGCTGGAGTCTGGAAGATCCGGACGCGGGCCGCGGCCGGCGGTACGCGCGCATCGTGGTCGACGAAGCGGCCATCGTGCGCGACCTGGAGCGCGTGTGGCAGGCGTCACTCCGACCGACACTGTCAGTGCTGCGCGGCGACGCGTGGTTTTTATCCACGCCGAAAGGCTTGAATTACTTCCACCAGCTCTACCAGCTCGGCCAGGACCCGCTCGAGTCGGAGTGGGCATCCTGGCAGATGCCATCCTCGGCGTCGCCGTTTATTCACGCCGAGGAGATCGCCGCGGCGCGGGCGGAGCTGCCCGAGCGGGTGTTTGCCCAGGAGTATCTGGCCGAGTTCTTAGCGCTCGAGGGCGCCGGCGTGTTTCGTGGCGTCGACGCGGTGGCCTACCTCGAGCCGCAAGGCCCGCAGGACAACCACCAGTACGTCTTCGGCGTGGACTGGGGAAGATCCAACGACTTCACCGTCGTCAGCGTCCTGGACGCCAGCACCAACGAGCAGGTCGCCCTCGATCGGTTCACCCAGATCGATTGGGAGTTCCAGTCGGAGCGATTGCACCGCTGGGCCGACGTGTACCGCCCGCGCGCCATCGTCGCCGAGACGAATGCCATGGGCAACCCGATGGTGGAGCGCCTGCAGCAGGGTTACGGGCGGGTGTACGGCGATGCGCGGCGCGCGCTGCCGATGCAGCCGTGGCTGGCCACCAACGCGAGCAAGGCCGCGGTCATCCAGGCGCTGAGTCTGGCGATCGAGAACGGAGAGATCGCCTTGCTGGACGACCAGGTGCAGACGGGCGAGCTGCTGGCGTACGAGGCCGAGCGCATGCCAAGTGGTCTGCTGCGGTACGGCGCGCCCACGGGCCAGCACGACGACACGGTGATCGCGCTCGCGTTGGCGTGGCTAGGCGCCTCGCAGCCGATGCAGACCACGCGCTCGAGCTACGCGTTCAGCCGGTGAGTGTGTCGCTGTGCACCATCGCGCTGAACGAGCAATCCATGCTGGCCGGCCTGTTGGCGAGCGCGCGCGACGTGGTCGACGAAGTGATCATCGGCATCGACAGTCGCACTACGGACCACACCGTGGCGGTCGCGCGTGCGCTCAACTGCCGCACTTTTGAGTTCGACTGGCATGACAGTTTCGCCGAGGCGCGCAACCTGACCATCGACCACGCCCGCGGCGACTGGATTCTGGTGCTGGACCCCGACGAGCGACTGTTGCCCGAGGGCCGGCGCGCGATCTGCGACACGCTGGCTGGCACGGTGCCGCTCGAGGTCGACGGCTTTCTGACGCAGTTCATCGAGACGGACCTCGACGACCAGCCCCAGGACGAGCCGGTGGTCAGCTCGAGCCGGCTGTTCCGCAACTCGCCCGACCTGCGTTATGTGGGCCGCGTGCACGAGGAAGTCAGGTATCTGCCCGACCCGCCGCGCACGTACTGCGCCATGCTCGAGGGCGGGCCGCACATTCAGCACTACGGCCTGGACGCGACGATCTGGGACCTGAGACGCAAGCGCGAGCGGGACCGGCGCTTGCTGCACTTGCGACTCAGGGACAACCCGCACGACGCGGTCGCGCACTGCTACCTCGCGCTGATGGCGCGTCGCGAAGGGCGTCCGCTCGCGGCCAGGATGTTCGCCAGGCGCGCGCTCGCGTGCGGGCCCAGGACACTGCACGACGACCGCGTCGCCCACATGGAGCAACTCTGCCGGCGTGAAACATCGTGTTTCACGGCGTAGACTAGGGCAACCCGCGTGGCGTACGACGACCCGCCCACTGCTAGCTATCTGTGCGAGCTCCAGACGGAGATGTACGACCGCTATCGGCGCGACGACGTGCAGATCGACACCACGCGCGCCCAGCGCGAGATGCGCATCCCGGCGATGATGGGCGCCGACGAGAAGTACACGCTCGTCAACGTCGACCCGCGCGACCCCGACGTCTCCGAGGAAGGCTTCCAGCAGACGGCCATGCTCACGCTCGAGCGGCCGAAGCTGCACCTGGACGGCGGCGAGTCGGACACGGCGCAGACCGCGGCGTCGCAGCGCGAGCACTGGACCGAAGAGACGCTCTGGACGTGCGGCTCGCGGACGCCTGGCCAGGACACCATGGCCTTTCTCACGGATGCCGCGCTCAACGATGGCGGCGCATGGAGCAAAATCCTGTTTCTGCCCGACGCGTGGGACAAGCGCTACGCCTACCCGCCGCCCAACCCTGGCGAGAGCTACGAAGCCTGGCAGCACTACGACAAGGCCACCGAGGACCTCAAGAAGTCCTGCGGCCCGCCGTTTGCCTGGGAGTTCGTCGACGCGCGCACGGTGTACCCCGACACCATGGGCGGCCGCATCTGCGAGGTGCTCGAGGTCACCGACCGACCGATCCGCACCACCTTCAGGCGCTACCGGCTGGGCCTGGACGACGACGGCAACATCGTGCCCGAGGCGATGGGCCAACCGCAGGGTTCGAACGCCTGGGGCGCCAACCAGCGGCCGATCCTGCCGACGTCGCTGACGATGATCGAGCACTGGGACGAGACGTGGGCGTCGTGGTGCGTGAGCGGCCAGAACTACAAGTCCGAGCCGACAGGCGCCATCGTCAAGCAGTTCAAGCACAACTACGGCTTTCTGCCCTACGACTTCGCGCCGGGACTGTGGATGAACTTCTGGCGCAATCGCAAAGTCGGCTGGGGCGTGTCGCAGACGAAACTGTGGCTCGTGCAGTACCGCCAGTACCTGCGCGCCATGCACGCTCAATATGTGGCTCGCGACCTGCTATCGCCTCTGGTGACGTACGGCGACTCGTCTGCGGCACCAGTCATTGGGGATGACGGAAAGCCGCGCGATCGGGACCCTGGACCACTGCCAGGTGAAGTGATCAACCTGGGCCCCGGTCGCCAACTGCAGCGGATCAACTACCCGGACGCGACCACGCTCGAAAAACACATGAGCCTGATCGACAACGCCATCCGTGAGCTGGAGAGTCCGCGGGTGACCACACTCAGCGGCATGGAGGGCGCCGGCTTCGCCATCTCGCAGGTGCTCAGCTACCAGCGCGTGCGGGTGGGGCCCATCGTCA